GATCTTCGAGATCTGGATGTTCCATTTGTCCTTGATGCACAGTACCGCTGCTTCCTCCTTGAATAAAAGCAGAGATAGGAAGCCGCCAATATATTGCACCATTCGTAAGTAAAGCATGAAATAAGATTGCACGCCCTGGAATACTTGCAATACCAATGACCACACAATCTTCAGTTTCGCCATGATGTTTTCGTAAGTCATATAAATACTCTCTCCTTATTTTACAGTATATAGGTGGTATATTAGCATTTAAATAAGACATTGTATATTATTTAATATCACCCCAGTTATCTCCTGATTCATAATCTACTTTATTTGGTATCTCTAGTTTAACAGCTGATTCCATAATTTCAATTATCTTACTTGCATGTTCTGGAGATTCAACAGAAATGTCTACTTCATCATGTATTTGTATGTGAGGTACAACACCTTCTTCATGTAAACGTATCAAAGACATTTTTGTCATATCTGCTGCAGATCCTTGTATTAATCTATTTAAAGCTCTGTAAGTAAAAGCTCTTTTAATACCAAACGTATATTCTTTTTGTGCATCTTCTAATTTTTTAGGTGTACCTGTATTAAATGTTAATGGTTCCCACAAATCAAAATGACAAATTCTACCTTTTAAAGTTCTAATAACTCCAGATCGTTCTGCTTTGTTTGTAGTATTTTTCATTAACTGTTTTATAAAAGGTGCTTTGGCATGATACTGTGCAATTAATTTTTCAGCTGCTTCTTTCATTAAACCTAGTTCAGCCATTAATTTATTTTTACCCATACCATACATCAATCCAAGATTAATAGTTTTAGCTTGTGATCTTTCAATGCCGGCCATCTTTGCGACTGCTGCATGGAAATCTGCTTCACCACTAATATAAGCATTTGCAATCTCATCAATACCATCTAACTTTTGTAGTTTAGCATAATGAACTAATATTCTTGGTTCTTGTTGTGAGTAGTCAAAAACTCCCCACTTACAATTTTTTTCTGGAATAAATATAGATCTAATCAATGGACCTAATTCTTTATGTCTTACCGGAATCTGTTGTAAGTTTGGATTAGACATTGAAAATCTTCCAGTAACAGTTCCACCATCATCAGATCTAATTTGATTTATATCTGCATGTATTCTTCCATTGTGAGAATGTTTTGTAATTGTATCTATAAAAGTTGTGTGTGCTTTGTTTATCTCTCTTGCGTTTGCAATTGATTGAGCAAGTTCGTGTGGATGATTTGCTAAAAAGTTTCTTGTAAAACTTGGAGCTCCTGTTTTTTCTGTTTTATCGTATGGAAGTTTAAGTGCATCAAATGCTTTTGCAATAGACGCTGCGGCCCATAACTCTACATCAATCTTGGTTAACTCCTTGATTTTAAATAACAATTTCTTTTCTTCATCTATCAGTTTTTGTTTAATTTTTTCTGCTTTTTCTAAATCTACTCTTACACCTTTGAATCTCATATCTACTAAACATGGAAATAATTTTGTTTCCATATCAAATATATCTACAAGATCTTGTTTATTAATTTCTACTTTCATCTCATGCCAAAGTTTTAATGTAGATTCTGCATCTCTTTCTGCATACTGACCAACAAACATAGATGGAAGTTTCCATAAATCTTTTTTAGGATTGATTCCATATTCTTTTGCTGCTGCTTGTAATACTGCTTCGTCCTTACCTATCCCTGCATATTCTTTTGCAAGTGTATCAAGACGATAACTTAATCTATTCTCATCAACAAGTGATGCTGCAATCATAGTATCTCTAATATATTTTGGTAATGTAAGTCCTGTAGATCTTAACCAAGATACGTCATACATTGCATTGTGAAATATAAATGTAGCATCTTGTTTAAATAAATCTTGCAACCAATTTAAAACTAATTTCTTATCCATGTTACCACCACCTTCATGTGCAATTGGATAATATGCCGACCAACCTTCTACTGCCACTGCAACTCCTACAATTTTACCACGACCAATCACGTTCCCCGATCCAAGTTCCGTTAAGTCTGGATCACAGGTCTCCAAGTCTACAGAAATCTCTTTATGACCACGTAAATCTTTTAATTCTTCCGGGACCACCCATTCTGTTTGTGGTGTAAATAAAACTTGTTGAAAGGTTCTTGTCATTTATCTTTATAGTCTCTTTCTAAAATCATTTCCAAGTAATGAATTGCTTTTAATATATCTTCCTTCTTACCTTTTAATCTATGACGACAAATGTATTTAATTGCATTGCCTTCTGCAAAAGGTAAATTGTTTTCGTTAATAAAGACAGATGGCTGTATTGTCATTTGTTTGTAATGTTTACCACCTACTTGTCTAAAAAATGTTTTATTGCTCATATGATATATGCTTTGTTAAAATCTCTTGGGTCTACGATGTGAAGTTCTTTTTTAGCTCTAGTGCAAGCTGTGTAATATAATCTATGTAAATCATCTGGATCATCTTCGCTTTGTCTTACAGCTGCAGCAGTTAGATCAGTTAGAATGCAAATATTATCTTGTTCACCACCTTTGAATGAGTGAATTGTAGACAAAATAATTCTAGGGGTCTTATTTATCTTCTCACCATTTGCTCTCATATTACGAATATAGTTTTCTGTAATTGTATCAACACCTTCGAATGATTCATACCATACTTTATTAGTAAGTAAACCATGATTTTGCATACAATCATTTATTAAATACTTTTCTTCTGCTTTTAATGTTTTGGCATCTCTGTAGCCAGGAGTGACATTGGCCCCTAAATATTTATATATATTTTTTATTTGAAGATAATTTAATGGTGTATTATTTCTAAAATCTTCCCAATTACTTAATGCAAGTAATAATTCTAATGATATAGAATTAATACCTTTGTATTGATAATACCATCCTTGTAACTCACACAACTCTTTAACATCATTTAAAAAATGATTAGCTGTTGCAAGAACTGTCCAGTTTCCTTTAGACATATCTACCTGCGTAATATCAGTATAGTATTTTAAAATACCTGTTTCTTGCCTTGGTTTATAATCTTTTTCATATCTATTCTTAACTCTTGATATAATTCTTTGTGATAATTCATGTATAGGACCTCCAGGAATACGATAAGATTGATTAAGCGTCCTGATCTCGTCCACCTCATTCTTTAGCGCTATAAAGTGATCTACATCGGCCCCAGCCCACTTAAAAATGGCTTGGTCGTCATCACCTGCAATATAAGTTTTTTCTGCGTTTTTCCATATAGATTTGATTAATTTCCACTGTAAATATGATAAATCTTGTGCTTCATCTATAAATAACACCTTAAATTTAGGTGCTAAATCTCTTTCAACAAACTCTTCCAACAAATCAGTATAATCTTTTAATCCTTTTTCCTTTTTATATCTCTTTAATTCTTGGTCAATTAAATACAAAGTATTTCTTTCCACATCTAATAAATTTCTTCTTGAATCATAACACTCAAGAAGATCTATACCTTTAACTCTTGCTGTATTAATAATGGTTAAGTATTCATTATCTGAATTGAATATACCATCCTCTTCCGAATAGGATGCAGTCTTAATAGGTATATTACATTTGATTCCAAATTCTCTGTAATCTTCTGGACTCATCATTTTATCTCTAGTCATATTTAATAATTTAAAGCACAAAGAATGAATGGTTCTAAAATAAACTAAATCATGTTCAGGACTTAATTCAAATTTTTGTGCAGCTCTCGTTGCAGCTTCCGTTGCAGCTTTTTTACTAAAAGAAAAATAACCTATCTCTCTTGGTTTAATTCCTTGTTTAATAAATTCATCTACCAAGTTTAACAACGTTGTTGTTTTTCCAGTTCCTGGTGGTCCTAGTATTATTGTTTTCATATTTTTTTAACCTCCTTTCTAATATTTCTTTTTGCAATTTTGTTTTATCTAGTTCTTGTTTTAATAATCTGTATTTTAAAAACCAGTTTATTCCTATCATTAAAAATGTTCCTCATGATATTTAACTTGTGATACAGCAGCATCAATCTTCTTCATAGTTTTAATTTTAACTAGTCTAGGTTCTTGACCTTTAATCTTCATTCTAGTTTCTTCTACAAAAATTTTATCTTCTTTCAAAGATTTAATTAGATTACCTGTTTTAGACTTATCCATTTCCCAATGATTCTTTTTACAAAAGTTATAAAAATCTTCCATTCTAAAATAAGTAAATTCTCTTTTGTCATCTGTGTATGGAAGTTTATTAAAAATATCTTCCATAGTTCTTGCATTCTGTCTATTGGTTGTCCAATCTTGCAGTAATGAAATAATTTGATTTTTAGGATCTAACGATTCTAAAGGTTGAATCGTTTCCATTCTTTCTATCAATGGTTTTAAATAAAATTCTCTCCAATCTTTATCTTTTAATTTTGGTATAACAAGATCTGCTTTCTCAAGTAATGCAATAGAGAACATAACAGGATTTGCTAGATGTTCTGTTTTTAATTCTACTCTCTTTAAAGTTTCTCCTTCACCCACATTTAAAAAATATTGTGGTGGATTAGAATTATATTTTTGTAAATTACTTAATAAAGGCATAGCATCTTCATCAGAACCTACACCAAATTTTTTAGTTCTACATAGAGATGCATTACAAACATCTACAATTGGTGGAAGTTTACATCTGTATTTGTCATAACCTTTTTTACCAACTGATTTTAATAGTTGTTGTACTTCACTATTACTTAATGGTTTTGTCATGTATTTAAGATTAGCTTCGACGACTTTATCTTGCCAAGTATCTGGATCTGCTTGTTTAAAATATATGGCAATATTAAACAATGCATTATTCCTAGATCCTTCGCTAAAGCCATCGCGAGCTAATCTATTTAAACATGGAGGCCCATCTTTAAATGCTTCTTCTATCTTCTCTTCTTTGATTTGAATCTTTTCAATTTCTTCCCTGCTGCAAGCATAAACATCATAGAGCTTATAAAATTCCTCAAGTGACACAGCGGAGCCATTATCATCGAACGCATATCTTAATCCTTTTGTTTGGTTATGGTAGGGAAGATTTAAAAAATTACCTGTGTCCCCACGTTCCACAAGTATTTCAGTTTGTTTAGGAAATATTTCAACACCTGAATATCCTAATCCATCTGAAATTTTTTTAAGTGTAGACTGCATCAAAGATGCAGGTATAAATTCTTTTGCAAATAAAAATACATGTGCTCCACCAGATTTTGATCTGAAGACTATGAGTGGAAGTTTTAAACTTCTTATTTTTTGTATTAAGTTCTTGTGTTCAAGATTATACTGATCAACATCAATACAACCCCACTTACAATTATTAGATTCATTAATGGGAATAATACCCAAAGCAGGATCGACACCGTTAAGATGATCTTCCCAAAGGTTATCCGTGACCGGCTTTCTAACGATGAATGCTTTTCCTTTTTGTTTTCCATTTTCTCCACGTTCTCCTTTTTGATACTGTCCATATGCTGTTTGAAATCCAGCAAATATTTCCTTAAATTTTTCTTTCATACCTTACCATATTTGTGGGGCCCGTATTACCGAGCCCCGTTTCGTGATTAATCTAGAACGGTACGTTCTCGATTATCTTCTCTTCTACATCAGCTCTTGTTTGCACCGATCCTTTTTTAACATCATTGAAAAAACTTTTAGCTGTTAACCATAAAGTTTTATCTTTATCATTTAAAATTCGATCTTGTGTTACTACCCAACCATACCAACTACCTTTATCATTTTTTTGTAAGTTAGAGGATAAGTTATATATAACACCTTGCATTGGAGCTAATTTAAAATTACCTTTATCATCAGGAATAAAAGTAGTTTTCATCATTGAGTTCCACTTCTTGCTCACATTGAGTTGAGTTGATTTCATGGTAATTAAAGCTGGAGTGTAACCACCTGCTTTAGTTTCCACTAATACATAATAAGATGCGGTCTCTTCTAAATAATTACCATTTGGTAATCTAATTTTAGATGACTCTCTCTTACCTGTAGCTATTACTGGACTGTGTCTTTCATGAATTGCTATTGGTGCTGCAGATCCTTCTCCTCTGTCAGACCATTCAGGAAAGTCTTTTTTATAGTAACAAGGAACAACTTTAATTCCTTTTTTACCATCATACAGTTCATTCGTAACTGTATTGTATATCATACCAGGTTTAGCACCTGTTACGTATTTAGAATCACCTTCAGTTACCTGTGGTGATAATTGACCAAGGATTCTTATGAAAGGTAACGCAAGATCTTGTTGCGTCATATTTTCAAAACCTTTGTCTAGATCATCTCCAAACAAAGCAATAGAACCATTGGTAGTTTTTTTTACCATTGCTTCATTAGCCATCATTTTTTCTCCATTATTTACGGGTTATTTTAGTTGTGTCTTTAATCCAAGTACTAAAGACTTCAGAAGGCATGTCGAGCCCGGACTCGACACGCTCCTGAAATAAAGCTGTCAAAGTATTCCAAGCCACATCAGATTTCTGTTGTGGTTCAAAACCATTTGACGCTGCAAGGTCCAACAATTGTTGTGCCTTGTTATCTTCGCCACGACCGAACGTAACAGAGACATTGTTTTTAATAATATCTCCAAGTCCGTTTTCACGAAGCCAGTTATAAGCTTCTTCCCTTCTGTTATCATCTTTGGGAAGAGTACATCTATATTCTCTTTTGACTGTTACAGATGAACCATCAGCTAATTTCAAAGAACTTAAACCTTGCTCCGCCAGGAGTTCAGGTATAACTCGTTCACTAATATCTCTCGCCATTGCTTTTAGATTACTAACATGTTCTTCAGCTCTGTTAATATCATCTTCTAAATCTTTTAATTTTTTACATTGGTCAGCTATTGTTGTTACTTCTAAATTATCTAGAAGATCCGTAGAATCATCCAGCATCATTTTTCTTACATCATCACTCATTGTTATCCTTTCTGATAGAGATCGATTTCTATTGGAAAATATTTAAACTCTCTACGATCCCATTTCAAGAGATTAAATTGACCATTAGTCATATCGGTTGCTATGGCACAGGAAATACCAATGATCGAAGGATCTCCTGTTAGCAATATATAATCCTGTTTCCTAAAATCTCTAAGATTTTTTCTCATCTTAAAAACAAAAGGACCTGAACTATATATAATTTGTGAATCATCACCATATCTAGGTAAACAAATAACTATGTAACCAAAATTAGATGCACCTAAAATATTAATATTTGCAGGTGGTTCTTGTAATACATAAACAAAATTTTCTTTAGGATTGTTTTTATAAAATTCTAAAAACTCTCTTAAAGATTTTTCTTCAAATAATTTAAATATTTTAGTTTTCATTCTAATTTCTCTCTTGACAAATCATATAATGATGTTTATTTAATATGTCAATAGAAAGAATTAAATTATTTATGGTAAGAAATTACAGATACAAAACCAAGCCGTATGAGCATCAATTAGTTGCTTTAGAAAAATCTTGGGACAAAGAAGAGTATGCTTATTTTATGGAAATGGGAACTGGAAAATCAAAAGTTCTTATTGATAATATAGCTATGCTATATGACAAAGGTAAAATAAATGCGGTGATGATTATAGCACCAAAAGGTGTTTATAGGAACTGGTTATCTTCAGAAATACCAACACATATGCCTAGCCATATACAATATAAAAGTGTACTATGGACGGCTTTAACATCCAAAACAAAAGATAAAGAGTATCAATCTTTGTTTGAAACAGACTACAACCTTCACATCTTTATTATGAATGTTGA